CTGTAGCTACATTTGAAACTGCGAAGAGAAAGCCTACATTCTTTTTGAAGAAAGGCTATCACACACCAAGCAGAAGTAGGTATATGTATCACAATGGTAAAAGAATTAAGTATGACGATAACGACAAAGGTGGAGAACATGAGTAAATATTATTTAGATAAAAAATGGGTAGCTATACAAAATGGTATTAGAGATGCCTATTTACATGGTAAAATCGATGATGAACAGAAACATCCTTACTATGTTTTAGCCTATGAACATATGACAAGATTAACAAAAGTAAAGGAGAAGATAGAATGTGGCATAGAGTAACAGACTTTTTTAATGTAGAGTATCACAAGAAATACGGTGAGGGTACAAAGTTTGACCTCGACTATGGTAAGCTACTGATAATAGGATTATGCATATACATAGCTATCAAGGTTTAGTCATGTATCCAAACAATAATGATGCAATAGTTATGCTAATAATAACAGGTGTGCTAATGATATTTTTTTATGGATTTTTTGGTGTTTAGTGAAAAAAGAAAAGGAGATATATCTGAAATACAAGTATGCTTTCATCTTATGAAAAGGGGATACGAAGTTTTTAGAAATTTATCCTGTGTTGGGTTTGCTGATGTAGTGGCAATCAATAACAAAACAAAAGAAAAATTATTTTTAGATATCAAAACACCAACTTCTTATACAACTAAAAATGGCATAACAAAAATGCGAGTGAATAAATTATCTGATAAACAAATTGAATTAGGTGTAAAAGTAGCCTGTGTTTATAAAGGAAAGTTATACATTAGAAATGGAGATGAAGGAGTTGGCGAGGAGTGGAAAAATGGCAAAGTTAACAGTTGAACAACTAGTGCAGCATTACTATAAATCTAGTGATTACAGTATGTTAGCCTATAAAACTAAAGTAGATTATTCAAATTGTTTAGACATAATGTTGAACACAAAACTGAACAAGCATTCTATTTGTACAACTAAAGTAGATAAACTAACAGGTGCTATAGCTAGACAGTCATATGAACTGTGGCTAAAACGTGGCATTTCTATGGCAAATCATATTGTATCATCATCTAGGAAAGTATATTCTTTTGGCATGGAGATGGGTTATGTTGAATATAATCCATTCTCTACGTTTAAATGTAAAACTAACAAGCCAAGAAAGGTTGTTTGGACAAGAGAACAGATAAAAAAACTACTTGACTTTTGTTATAGTGATTTTAGGTACAGGAGCATAGGTTTAATTGTACAAATGTCCTATGAATGGTGTCAAAGAGTAGGAGATATGAGGTTACTCAAGTTTGAAAGCATAGATTTTAACAATGGTGTGTTGAATCTTGAGCAATCTAAACGAGGTGCAAGTGTTAGTCTTCCAATTAGTGAAGATTTATTTGAAATGTTGCAAGAACAAAAAAGAGATTATGATTTTCAAGAATATGTTGCACCTGTGCCAAAGGCGATTAGAAGCTCATACAACCCCTATACTCTTCATAGGCTATCCATAGTGGCTAGAAAGGTAATCAAGCTCTGTGGACTTCCTGATGAGCTACGAATCGCTGATTTAAGACGGACAGGTACTACGGAAATGGTTGAAGCAGGAGTTTCAATGGGTCAAATTATGTCAGTTACAGGACACGCAAACCCACAGTCAGTAAAGCCTTACATGAAAAATACACTTGACTCTGCAAAAAATGCATTGACAACTCGAAAAAACTATGGTATAAGCATATTAAGTGCCACAGGGAAGTGATACATATATGAGTATATATACATATATAAATGATTTACATTTAAGTGTGGGAGAAAGTAAAAGATTAAACTGTCCTAATTGTAATGGCTATAAAACTTTTAGTGTTACAAATAATATGGGCAATCTTTTATGGAACTGTTACAAAGCATCCTGTAGATTGTCAGGGTCAAAAAGAATACACTTATCTGTAGACGATATTAAGGCATCATTAGAATTAGTTAAACAACTAGATGATAAATTCACTATGCCTGAGTTTGTGGTACATCATGGTTATAGACGAGAGGTCATGGATTTCTGTGAGCTTTGGGAACTAGACTGTGATAAATTGAATCTACACTACGATATAAAAGATAAGAGGGTGGTGTTTCCTATCAAGGAGAATGGTGTGATTGTTGATGCCATAGGCAAAGCAGTTACACACAGACTTCCCAAGTGGAAAAGATATGGAAAAAAGAACTTGCCTTATTATTTTGGTTGTGGTAGTGTAGCAATCGTAGTTGAGGATTGCATTAGTGCTACTGTTGTAGGTAGTGATGTTTTTGTAGGGGTAGCTGTGTTGGGAACATCATTAAGCGAATCACACAGGCAGTATCTATCGCAATTCTCGACTGTGATTATAGCACTAGACCCTGATGCAATGCCCAAAACACTAGCCTTTGCAAAAGAACTAAGAGGTCATGTACCTGATGTAAAAGTTTTAAGATTGAATGACGATTTAAAATACAGGAATGAGGAAGATTTAAATAACTTATATACCCTAACCCCAAAGGAGAACCAACATGGAACTATCGTTAATTAGAAGTTTAATGGACAAACCTTTCTATGATGAACATAGAGGTGCTAAGTGTCCTGATAGATTGTTTAGCAAAGATGTAAGAAAGATAAAGCAATCTGTTGATAAAGCAATGTCAACATATGAAAGAACAGTAACACCTGATGAGATTGAAGCCTTGTTTATATCAAGCAATCCATCAATGACTACTGCACAGAAACAAGCCTACTTGGATTTGTTTAACAGAATAAAGAAGGAGAATCCCCTTGGAGAGGATGTTGCACAAGAAGTATTATCTAAACTATTTCAGCAAGTTGTTGGTGAAGACATTGCTAATATTGGTTTTGATTATGTCAATGGTAATAAATCCTCTCTTGAACCCATTAGAAATATTCTTGAACTATATGGAGATGATTTTACACCGAATCTTAACATAGAATGGGATGACATGAGTTTAGAAACATTGATATCTAAGAATAGCTTAGAAGCTAAGTGGGCATTTAACATACCTGCATTGACTAGAAAAGTAGAGGGAGTTTCTGCAGGACATTTGATTGAGGTAGGTGCTAGACCAAATACAGGCAAGACATCCTTTCATGCATCATTAGTTGCTAGTACAGGTGGCTTTGCACATCAAGGTGCTAAGTGTGTTGTGTTATGTAACGAAGAATCAGCACATAGAGTTGGTGCAAGATATCTTACATCAGCAACAGGCATGACAATGCATGAGATAAAAAAGAATTCTGATAAAGCTAGA